CTAAAACATGTTGTAGTAGAACTACATGGAGAAGAAGGGGTATATGTTCCTATACAAGTACAGTGGCTCATTAGCAATTACAGTTTAGATTATTTAATTCTTTTTTTAATATTTTATATTCATCATTTGCTAATTCAAAATTATTAAGTTTAGCATGTGAATATACTGCATCAAGAGATGCTTTCAATTTAATTACTTTATTCCATAAATCTTCAGATTGAGATTTAGAAGCTTCTCTAATTAGATTAGCTAATTTACATTCTGCATTACAAAGTATAGCAATATTTCTAGTATAACTATTTCCACAAGAAATAGTACTAAAACAATATATACCATCTATAAAACATGCATTTGAAAAAAGTTTTTGAGAAGAAATCTCATTAATAGAAGTTGGATCAAGAGTAATTAATAATGGAGAACCTCCAGGGGGTGTTATATAAATATCATATTGTTTTGGAATTACATAGTAATCTTCTTCCATCCATGTAGATAAATCTTTATAAATTATACTACTACATGAAATTGGATTAATATTAAATTCATAATATCCTTTTATACAACTATAAGTCATTTATATTAATTTATATATAATATACATCTACACTAATAGCTAATGTTCCAACTAAATCTGCAGCTACTTTTGCTATATCATAAGTAGTGAGAGTTAATACATCATTACTAGTTCTAACTATATTATAAAAAACTGCAGTAGGAACTCCTACAGGAGTAATAACTGGAAAAATATTATTATTAAAACCACCCGTCAAAGTTATAGTATATATTCCAACATTAGTTCTTGCTAAAACAGGTGAAACTAATGATTCATTGTTTAATACTACTCCTGTTGGATCTGCTGTACCAGCTTGAGTTAATAGTAATTTATAATTAATACTTTTATCAAGATCTTCTTGCTTATAAATTTTAATATTAATTGCTGTACCTGTTGCATCATTTCCATCTACTGCATTTGTAATAGTTCCAGTTATAGGTATATATCTATTAGTTAAAGCAGTTAAGTCTGTATTAGGTACAGTAAATGTTAAAATTAAAGTTTGAGTTTCTTTAGGTTTTAAAGTAAATCCATCCCATGTCCTAGTTAAAGTAGTAAAAGTTCCTACTCTACTTTCTGCAGTTACTAAAGTTAATCCAGTAAATGCAGCAAATACTACAGATACTTCATTTGAATAACTAGTTGATGTATTTACAATAGGTACAGATACTATAATAGTATCATTATTATTTCTTACAAAATATTTTGTTGCTGCCATGTTATGTTAATGTTACTTCTTTTACAATTGGACCACTTCCTAAATCAATAGTTATTCTAAGAATTACAGATACTCCACTTACTATTACCTCCATTGCATATGGATACTTAACTGTAGAATCATCTGCATCTGTTGCTTTCATCAATATTTGATTTTTGCAACAATCTAATTTACAACTATCACAAGGATTAGAACTTTGTGCTTCTATTTCTGTAACAGCAATTCTTTTTCCATCTTTTATAGTATAGGCTGTTCCTGGAATTAAATTTAATTTCATTATTTTTTTATTTTAAGAAAGTAAAAAAAGAAAGAAAAGAGTATTTCATCTTTTCTTTCTTATAGTGTTATTTAAATGTTATACATTTATATAACCGTTACTATCTGGATATCTAGGGCTTTCTGTTTGATCTTGATCTGTTCCACATAGAATAGTTTTCTTAATAGGTGATCCTGTAGTTACAATATAGTTATTGATTAAAGTTTCAAATTCTGCTCTAGTAACTGAATCTCCTGAAGGAATTAATATTACTGTACGTCCTCTGGTAGCATGAGCATGTCCATGAACTGTAATATCATTATGAGGAATAGCATGTTCAATTATATAAGAACAATAAGTTCCTGCACAACTGACACATCTTCCAATACCACCAGATCTTCCTTTATCTAAAGGATAACCTGCAGCACCATAATTTAACCATTCATAAGCATCATGACCTCTACCTGCTCCTCCATTATCTGACATATAATCTCTTAATATCCAATCATATCCTAAGTTTTCTGGTAAAGCTGCAGCTTGTTTTTCTACAACTGCCCATGAACCACATGCAAAACCTTTAGAAGGAAATACTTGAATTCTATTACCTTTATCATATATTGGATTAAGATTAGGAGAACACTTACAAGTAAATTTTACTGGATCAGCTACAAAACGTAAACCTTGAGTATAAGTTTTAAGAACACCAGTTGTTCCACAATTCTTACAAGTAGGATCTACATTAACACCATCAGTAAATGGATTATAAGTTTCACATGGAACAATAGGATCTTCACCATCTGATAATTCAATATCAGCAAAGCAACTATTAATCTCCAATCTATAAGGGCAACATTTACCAAAACCTTTAGTAAGTACTGCACTACCATTTCCATTAAGTTCTTTATTAATCTGATTAACTACAGATTGTAACTGATACAAAAATGTTTTTGTTGGATCAGAAGGATCTGAAGTAAACTTCAAAGCAACTGTCTTGGTTGCAGGAACTTCTAATGTAGAATCAGTATAACTAAACTCTGTAATAAGAGTATCTGCATGAATACAATCTCCAGTACAAACATCTTTTACAGTATTTATACAATATACAGTAGTAGTATCCACTAAAGGAGTAGTTCCACCATATAAAATATGAGTTGTAAATCCTTTAGGATATACATTATTCCTAGAAGGAATATGAGTTGATCTATTTTTTAGAGGAGCTCTTTTATCATCAAATGCATCTTTTAATGCACATGATAATGCTCTTCCATCAATACCATTTTCACATGTATCACATGCACAACAATCCAATCCAACAGTAGCATTATAAGTAGCCTTCTTGTTATAAGGGAATTGATTTTTTACAGTATTATTATCTACTGTTACATTCACTGTAAATTCATCATCACAATGAATACAATCATAGAATAAATCTACAATTTGTGGAACTCCACATGTAGTACCTTCTGCAGTAGCTGCTTGAATACTATTTGAAAAAATGACATCATTAAATCCTGATCTCAATGTCCATTCATCTACACCTACTGATATGACAATTCTGTCATTAGTAGAAGCAGTAATACTTGTACCTAAAGATTTTTTAGTAACTGGATCCCATACTACCAACATATTTGGTGGTACTAATACATGACCTTCATCATCAAAAATATTTTGGTCTGCATCATATAATCCTTGATTTCCACAAGATGCTATAATGTTTTCACGTAACTTCCTCATTTAAAATTTGTTTATTTATTAATTAATATTATTGTAAATATATTTTATCAAGCATCAATATATTGCTTAATTTTATTTGATAATTTTGTACTTCCCCATGATCTAATGCTGTATTTAAAGCAGCTAATGAAACTATTTTTCTCCATAAAAAAGTACTATCAATTTCAAAATCTACATCTTGAGATACCATTTCATTTGAAGAATTTGTATAAAATCCACTAGAAGTTAAGCTAGGAGTTTGTATATGTTTTGGTTTTCTAATATAATCAATATAAACTTCTTTAGGATCATATTGACAATTATGATATATAAGTAAATCATTTCCTGATTCTTGAGCTAAACCTATTTCCCATTCCCAAGAAGGTTGCCAATATGGATCTTTTAATGATTTATTTAAATCTGAAGTCTGTACAATATGTAATCCAATAGTCTTTTCTATATTACAATGTCTATGACAAACTTTAACAGAACTTCTTCCAAACTTATAAAAATCTTCAGGATATTTAGCTTTAGATATATTTTTATCTAATGCTTCAGGAATAATTTTATAATTAGATACTTCTAATTGACGTAAATGATTCCTAACTAGATCATTTATTTCAAATTTAACTACAAGATTTTCAAAGATTATATCTATTGCTTCATTTATGTAAGCATCACCATCAGATATAGATACTGATTTTTCACAATCAGTATTTAATCTATTTAAGTGTCTTCTATATTCTTCTTGTAATTTACTTGCTTTTATCATTTTTTACAGCATCTTCTAATCTAATTAACATATCTTGATGTTCAGGATCTGTTAAAAAGTTTTCAATTTGCTCTTGAGTTCTTCCAACAGGTGAACCAAACAATAACCATCCTTTGTCACCTTGACGTTTTAAAACTCCTAATGATTTTGCTTTAGCAATTCTATGTTTAATATTTAAATCTTCTGATTTCATTTTAGCAAAAGACATAAAAAGATCTTGTTTTGTTAAACCTGTATCTCCTGCTTTTGATAAATCTTCACAAGCTTTATATAATAAATCATCAATTACATCAATATTAATATTTTCATTAGGTACTAGACCCATTGCCATTGCAATCTTGATCTTTTTCTCATCAGTTAAAGCTTCAAACAATTTAGATGCTTCTAACTTTTTATTTCTAATTTCTTTTCTAATATTAGTATCAACCTCTTTATCTACTATAATATATCTTGTACCAGCACTAGTTAAAGGATTGACTTCTCCTGCTATTTGAAATAAAGGATGTTTTCTTAAACCTCTTAATATAATAGCCTCTAAAGGTCTAGACTTATCAACTAATACTTCTCCTTCTGATGCTCTAATATAAGCAAGTTTATGATTAAAAAATCTATCTACAGGATCAAAGATATCAGCACTTTTAATATACTCATCTCTTTGTTTACTATCAGCAGGATATTGAAGTCTTGTTTCAGATACTAATTGATTTAATTCATCAGTATTCTTATCCATTTCTTTACCATCAAGTCCTTCTAAAAGCCATTTACGTTTTATAGAACTCCACCCAACTCTAAAAAACTGTAGAGATTTAGGAAACCTTTCTCCTTTAAAATCTGATACTTTTGAATCTACTATTCTGCCATCTTCAGATACTTGCTCATTTGTAGTTCTCATACTACCTTGTGTTGCAAACTTTCTGCTTCCAGCTTTTGGTTTAATTGTTACTAACATTAAATTGATTTTTAATTAAAAAAATCAAGGTTCTTTTGGGGAAAAGACTTTATTAGAATATGTTCATTGTAAACAATGCACACATAGATACATCTTTAACCCTCACACCATAACTATCTGTATGGAACAATTGATAAGATCTTCCTGGATGTGTTGCTACAAATCCTGATTTACCAGTTCTTCCATCTATAGGACCTACTGGAGACCAAGTTCCACAAATATAAGTATATACTTCTTGATTCTTACGTTTGATCATTTCAACGTTAGAACTTAATCCATTACCAGTACCAACGTCCATTATAATAAAATCATAAGAACTTACTGGTAAACCAGTTTCAGGATGTACAGTACCACCATTCAAATAAGTACTATCTAATATTGACCAATGTTCAACAGATACCATTCCAAATGGGAATATTTGATATTCATTGAAGTATGGATTTTTAAGTGAAAGAGATGGACCACTATTAGGACCAAAAGAAGTTCCTTTACCTACAAAATCATCATACTTAGCCATTACAGGAGAAATAGCATACTTTTCAGTTAACCATTTATTCCATAATGTAATACCACCTTGACCTGTATAAATTTTAACTTTTCTATCTGCTGGAGAAACTCTATCAAACCAAACAGTTTGAAGATATTCTACAAACATATCAATACCTCCACCATTCATTGGATAAGGAATAACGTGTCCATCTTCTAAGAATTCTTGAAGACCAGGACCCATTCTACGATATTGACCAGAAGAAGGATCTATAATTTGTTTACCTGCAGAACGTCCATAGAATAAACCTAATTCTTTCTCCCATTTAGCTTGCATCATAAATTCAGCCTCAATAAAAGAAACAATTTGATCAGGGTATTCTTTAGTTTCTTCACCCTTGTCATCACAAGAAAACATTCTCAAGTTAAGAGCATGAGCTTTATTACTTACTTCTACAGATTTACCATAATCAGTAAGACTAGCTGCAAACTCCAACCAAGATGAAAAAGGATTAAAGTAAGTACTACCATAACCTCTAGAAGCTTCACCGTAAGCTGCATCAATTTTAATCCAACTTAATCCTGGTTCTAATAATTCTGGAGGAAAATAAGATCTTCCATCTCTATCAATAAGTTGTACAGTATAAATAAAACCTGTACCATCAGCTACTGGTAAACCTTTTACAATTACCATGATATCTTTTCTAATATCAGTAGCTAATCTATCTCCATCTACAAACCATTCAACATTTAATTTAATGGCAAACTCTGTATTTTGAATACCTGGAGCAGCTACACCTGGAAATAAATTTTCCATTTGCATTGCTTTAATATCTCCAGTACCTTTAAGTCTCCATTTGAAATCATCAGTATCAATATACCTAGTTCTACCATTACCTCCTAACCAATCTTGAAGAGGAGTTTTACGGCTAACTAAGCTAGGCATATTAGTTGATAAATATTGTAATACAGGATCTGTAAGATCTGTAATATTTTGAACTTTGTTATAAGTTCTTAAAAGGACATTCTCTGAAGTATAGTTTGCCCAGTTTAAATGTTTTGTTTCTTGCTCGTGTACTTTGAATTTACTAACGTATTGTCTCATAGTTTTAATTTAATTTTCAAGATTCTCTGTTATTTTTGTCCAGTTAAATCTCTTATCATTTTATTATAGGTTTCAGAATTATTATTTTTATTAGAGGTGTTATTAGATTTTCTATTTAATAGAACATTTCTTAATATATCTCTTTCTTGTTGTTTACCTTCTTCTTTTGCAAATTTAAAATTTCCATCTTTAAGTAACCAGTAAGCATATGCTACTTGTTTTTCTGGATTATTATTAAGTTCATTTTGCAAAACTTGAATTTTAGGAACCTTCATTTTAACAGGTTTATTAGTATTAGGATTAACTATCTCTACAACTTCTGTATTTAAGAACATGGCATCTATAATTTGTTTCTGTTCTGTTTTTGATAATTTTACACCTGCTACTTCACCCTTCTCTACTGTAGATTTAATTGTATTCACATATTGTTTCTGAATAGCTTCTCTTTGAGCATTATTATAATCTTGTTCTTTTTTATAATTCTCAAGAGTTAAATCTTCTGCTTTTTTAAAGAATTCTAAAGCTTGTTTAGCTCTAACTTCTCCTTTACCTTTGTCCAAAAGATTATCTACTAGATCTTCAATGTCTTCATTTGGTATCCCTTTAGATCTCATTTCTTCTGCTATCAATATTTTTTGATTAGTTTCTTCTGTAGGATTTAGTTTAATTAAGTCATTAAATGCTAAAGCTTCTTCTACTGCTTGAGGATTACCTCCTTCTAATAAGTATTTAACATATTTATTAGCTTCTTCAGCTTGACTACTTAATCTATCAACTTCATTTTGAAATTTAATCTCATTACTCTTTCTATATAAATCTCTAAGAGCAATAGGATCTAAATCTTTAGGAATATCTTTTTCATCTAGTTCATCAAATAACCCTGATTTAATTTCTGATAATGCTATTAATGCTGCATCTGAATAATCTTTATATTCATTATCTGATGATTCTTCATCTTCAACTTCAGTAGTTACATCAGGTAAATCATCATTATTTATAGATTCTCTACT